ATGAATGTGCGTCTCTCTCTCCGCGGCCTCGGTGGGTTCATGCAGGGGTTATGCATACTTTCATGCATGGTGAGTGCATGAAGCAGGTGCGGCCGTATGACACGCCGGCGTATCGGGCGGCGCGGAAGCGGCTGCTGGCTCGGAAGCCGAAGTGCTGGTGGCATGGCTGCCCGAATGCGGCGACGGAGGCGGATCACGATCCGCCGGTGTCGTTCCATCGGCACGTGGAGCATGACTATCGGTCGGGGGGTGGGTGTTGTCGGTTGCGGCCGGCGTGTGCGTTTCATCAGCGGCAGCAGGGCGGGCTGATCCGTGCCGGGCTGCTCGACGGTGGGGCGGTGGGGGAGGAGTTCGACGAGGTCGATGACGGGGTGGAGCTCGTCGAGCCGGAGTCGGGGTTCGATGTCGATGATCCGGTGTGGCGGGTGGCGTGGCTGGATGATCTGCGTGATGTGCCGGGGGATGCGACGTGGCCGCGGTTCATGTCGGCGCCGCATCCGCGGGCGGTCGGGTCGCTCGGTGTGGAGTTCGAGTGGTGGTGTCGGACGCATCGGGGGACGGCGTTGCGGTGGTGGCAGCGTCTCGTCGCTCGGCGGCTGCTCGAGGTCGATGTCGATGGGCGGCTGGTGTGGGGGACGCTGATCCTGACGTTGGCGCGGCAGTTGGGGAAGTCGCTGCTGCTGTGGCTGATCCTGTCGTGGCGGTTGCATCAGGGTGACCGGTTCGGGACGCGGCAGCTGTTGCTGCATCAGTCGATCGCGAAGGGGCAGGCGGCGTCGGTGCTGGCGCGGGAGGTGCCGTTCGCGGCGCGGCGCCCGGACCTGTACGACGTCGAGGTCGGCAAGTCGAAGCAGGGGGACGTGTCGATCGAGTGGCGGGCGGATGGGTCGGCGTGGCTGGTGATCTCGACGGGTACGGCCCGGTCGGGTGGCGCGTATGGCTGGTCGTCGGTGTCCGCGGCGGCCGTCGATGAGGCGTGGGCGATTCCGGCGTCAGTGGTCGATGACGGCACGGAGCCAACGCTGCTCGAGTCGGTCGATCCGTGGCTGGCGCTGGTGTCGACCGCGCATCGCAATGCGACGTCGCTGATGATCGCCCGCCGGCATCTGGCGATCGAGGATCTGGCGTCGGTCGATGGGCAGGCCCTGCTGTTGGACTGGTCCGCGGGCCCGCGGTTCGCGATCGATGATCCGGCGGGGTGGCGGCAAGCGTCGCCGCATTGGACGCCGGGACGTGAGCAGCGGATCCGTGGCGCGGTGCAGCGGGCGATGTTGGGGATCGCGTCGGACGAGGACGATGGGATGTCGCCGCTCGACGCGGTGAATGCGCAGTATCTGAACCGGTGGCCGACGGGGCGGATCACCGCGTCGCGGACTGAGCTGCTGTTGCCGTCGGGGGTGTGGGCGTCGTGTGGGTCCGTGCCGGAGGACCGGGTGGTGCATCGGCTGTGGGTGGCGGTGGAGACGAACTACGGCGCCGGCGCGGCTGTGGCGGCGGTGGCGTTGCTCGGTGATGATCGGTTCGAGGTGGACGCTTGGCCGTGCGCGACGGTGGACGAGGCGGTGGAGTCGGCGGACCGGTTGGCGGCGTCGTTTGAAGATGTGCCGGTGGAGCGTGTCGAGGGTGCGGCGATCGTGTCGCGGCGCCGGTGTACGCGGGCGGGGACTGCGGAGACACGGACGGGTCTCGGCCTGCTGCGGGAGCTCGTCGCTGCTGGCCGGGTGGTGCATGACGAGACCCCGGATTTGGACGGCCAGTTGGCCGAGGCGCGGGTGCGTGAGGTGGCGGGCGGGTTGTCGTTGGTGCAGGTGGCGGGGAAGCCGACGCATCTGGTGCGTGCGGTGGTGTGGGCGGTCCGTGCAGCGGCGCTACGCGCTCCGGAGCCGGCGATCCATTAGCACGCCGTGCGTGTGATTGCAAGCGGTGTGCTTGCTACGTGTAGCGCTCTGTCGTAGCCTGTGTGGTCGTGGTATTGCAGCGTCCCCCGTCGAGCGGCCGATACGCACCACGGAACGTTGAACACCGCTCACTGCGGCCGGCGGTGCAGTCGAACGGCAACGAGCCTGGGGACGTCCCGCCGGCGACAGTCGGTGACGACGTGGCTACTGGTGGTGATCCGTGCGCCGTGGAGATCGTCGGCGAGTTCGGGCCCGGTCACTCGACGCGGATCGTTCCATCGACCTGGGCTGGGTGGCCGGAGAAGTGGGACACGCCGCTGTGGGGGCAAGGACGCGTCGGTGAGCTCGTCGACACGGCGTGGGCCGGTTTGGACCTGAACGCGTCGGTGCTGGCGACCATGCCGGTGTACGGCGTCGAGGTCGACCGGCTCGTCGATCTGCCTGACTGGGCAGAGAACCCTGACCCCGACATGTACTCGTCGTGGGAGGAGTTCGCCAAGCAGCTGTTCTGGGACTACGGCACAGGCGAGGCGTTCGTGCTGGCGACAGCGCGCGACGAATACCTTCGTCCGTCACGGTTCCACGTCGTGGCGCCGTGGTTCGTGAACGCCGACATTGTCGGTGGGTATCGCCGCTACTCGATCGGCGGCCTCGACGTGACGTGGGACATTCTGCACATCCGGTACAAGTCGACGACCGATGACGCTCGGGGGCATGGGCCGCTCGAGGCTGGCCGGACTCGGGTGATCTCGGCGGGTGTGTTGGCGCGGTACGCCATGGAGTTCGCTCGGGGTGGTGGGGTGCCGTACTACGTGATCACGCACCCGGATCAGTTGACAGAGCTGCAGACCAACCGGCTGTTGGACCAGTGGTGGGAGTCGCGAACCCGGCGAGGTGGGCAGCCAGCGGTGTTGTCCGGCGGTGTGACGGTGACTCCGATGCAGACCAACCCGCGTGACATGGCACTGATCGACCTGGAGCAGTTCAACGAGTCGAGGCTTGCCGTGCTGCTCGGCGTGCCGCCGTTCCTGCTCGGCCTGCCGTCCGGTGGGGACTCGATGACGTACTCGAACGTCACAGCGCTGTTCGACTTCCACTGGCGGGCCGGGCTGCGGCCGAAAGCGCAAGCGGTCATGTCGGCGCTGTCGCAGTGGCTGCTACCTCCCGGTGTGCGGGCCGAGCTCAACCGCGACGCCTACGTGCAGCCCGGACCGCTCGAGCGGGCGCAGACATGGCAGATCCTCAAGGGTCTGGGCGTGCTGGGGGCCGACGACATCGCGAAGATCGAGCGGCTGTACGTCGTCCCGTCCTCCTCGCCTGACCTGACCTCGACCCCTGTACCGACGGGAGTGCTGTGATGACCGACCTCGCCGAGATCACCGAACCCACTACGGCAGAGGACCGCCCACGCGCGCCGGTCGAGTTCCGCCGGTCAGAGATCTCGTCGGTGAGTTTCGCCGAGCGGATCATCGAGTTGATCGTCGTCCCGTACGAGCAGGAGACCGTGGTCGAGTATCCAACCGGGTCTGGTCGGCTGATCATCGAATCGGTCGAGCGTGGCTCGTTCGATGGGATCGAGCGGCGCCCGGGCCGTGTGAAGGTGAACCGAGACCACGACGTGACGCGGTCGGTCGGCCTGGCGCGGGCGATCCATCCGAGCCGGAGCGAGGGACTGGTCGCCGAGGTGTACATCTCCCGGACGCCGCTCGGTGACGAGACGTTGCAGCTTGCCGACGATGGAGTGCTCGGCGCTTCGATGGGTGCGGCGATGCGGCCAGGTGATCAGCGGTGGACAGATAACCGGTCACGGCGCCGGATCCTCAAGGCGTTCCTCGACCACATCGGCCTGGTTCCGAACCCGGCGTATCTCGGGTCCGAGGTGCTGTCGGTGCGATCGGACATGGACGCTCCAGCCGAGCTGTACCAGCCGCCGGCGACGCCGCACCTGGACGAAGCGTTGGCGTTCAGCGCTCGCGTCGACGAGATGCTCCGTGCATCACGAAATGCCTGACTGCACACAGAATTTCGCGGGGTGCTTGCATCCGCGTGCGCGGGTGTGCATACCCTGACGCTCATCGAGTAGCGCATCGCACTACCGGCCGTCTGGACACGTAGGACGTGGCGGGCCGTAGCGGGTGACTGAGGCACTGCGACGAACACCAACCCGTTCGACGTACCCGGAGGCCCACCGTGCCCGCACCCACCCTCACCCATGCCGATGCCATGGTGCAGCGGATCCACAACGAGATCGAGGAGCGCAACGCGCTCATCCAGGGCATCGCCCAGGACGCGCTCGCCGCCGACGGCGGCAAGGGACGCGACCTCAGCCCCGCCGAACTCGAGCAGACGAACCGTGCGCAGGCACGCATCATCGAACTGCAGGAGCAGCTCGAGCCGATGCGCAAGGCGTCCCGGACGGCGCTCGAGTCCCGCCAGCGGGTCCAGGAGGTCAACGCCGAGATCGAGGTGATGCGCCGCGGCGCTTTCGTCGGCAGCGGGATCGAGTACCGCAGCGCCGGCGAGTACATCGCTGACGTCTACGCCGCCGCGATGTCCGACCAGGAGGCCGCGCATCGGATCGAGGCGTTCAATCGTGCCGCCGCCCACCAGACGACCGCCGACAACCCCGGCCTGCTGCCGCAGCGGATCATCGAGCCGGTCCTCAACGAGGTCGACGAGGCTCGTCCGCTGGTGTCGGCGATCGGCCCGCAGAACCTCGGTGAGGGCTCGTACGCCTACGCCCGGGTGACGCAGCACACGCTCGTCGGCGCCCAGTCGGCAGAGAAGGCCGAGCTGCCCTCTCGGAACATGCAGGTCACGCTGACGCCGCTGACCGCGCCCACCTACGGCGGCTACGTGAACGTCTCCCGCCAGAACATTCGCCGCACGGGCGGGACGATCACGAACATGGTCATCTCGGATCTGGCCGGCCAGTACGCCATCCAGACCGAGGACGCTTGCGGTGACGATCTCGTCGCCGCCGCCACGGCTGGCACCATCGAGATCCCCGCCACCCCGACGGCGCTCGGCATCTCGATGGCCGTGTGGGGTGCGGTCGGCGAGGCAGCCCGAGGGCTGCGCGCTGCGAACATCCCGGCTCGTCGTCCGATCCTGGCCGTGTCGGCCGACCGGATGGCGCTCATCGGGCCGCTGTTCCCATCGATCAACCCGCAGAACGCAGCGTCGACCGGGTTCGTCGCCTCCGATCTGACGCTCCCCGGCCCGCAGGGCAACCTCGCCGGCGTCACCGTGGTCATGGCGCCCGGGCTCGCCGACGAGACGGTCCTGTTCTTCTACGGGTCCGCGGTGCGGGTGTTCGAGGACCGCTACGGCGCATTGACGGTCGACGAGCCGTCGGTCGTCGGCATGCAGGTCGGCTACGCCGGCGACTTCGAGACCGTGATCTACGAGGCCGACGGAATCATCTCGATCGCGCAGGCCTCCTGATGGTTGCCACGACCCACCTCAACGGCGACGTGCTCAACTCGCCGACGATCAACGCCAACGTCGCCGGTGTCCAGCTCATCACGGGCTACCCCGGCGACCCACGGGCGGTGCCCGGCGCCCCGCAGGGCGCGACCGCCGGGACTCCCGGCGCGTTCACTCCGGAGGGCTCCACGGTCCCCGCGAACATCACGGCGCTGCGTGCGCTCGACATCGGGTCGGGTCCAGCGTGGGAAGAGGGCGAGTACGTCGTCATCGGCTCTGGGAACGTGCACTGGGCTGGCACGGACTGGGCGACCGGCGTTGCGCCGGCCTGACCATGCACGTCACTGGTCCTGACCAGTCGGTCTGGTGGGTGACCGCCGATGTTGTCGGCCAGGTCCTCGCCGACCTCCGCTTGAAGTCGGACGACGTCGACGCGGCGAAGATCGCCCGTCTCGTCGGCGTCGCCGGCGAGATGATCAACGACCACCTCGACCGCGTCCACCCAATCGGCTCGCCGACCCCGGCGATGGGCAACGCGTTGGTCGCGCTCGTCCGTGAGCTGTACGGGCGGCGTGACATTCCGGTGATGGGCGCCGGCGGCGGAACGCGGGTTGAGCGTGCCGACGTCGACGTCGATCAGGGCCGGATCGCTGACATCCTCGCTGCGCTCGGCCCGAAGAAATCCCGGTTCGGGGTGGGGTGATGGCGAACGTCATCAACGACGTCGCGAACGAGATCACCGATGCGCTCGACGAGGTGCTGCCCGGCCGGTCGACGGCCGAGCCACGCACGGAAAACGTCGGTCCATCGCTGTGGGTCGAGATGCCAACCGTCACCACCGACAACCCGAGCCGCCCGAAGTACACGTACCTCGACTTCCCGGTATGGATCATCGCCGACGGCGCCGACCGTGCACAGGTCGCGTTTCTGAACGACTGCGTGGCGAAGGCGTGGGACGCACTCGCCCGAGTGCCGTTGTGCACGCCGGTGTCGTCGAGGCCGGCACCGACCGAGCAGGGCGCCAACCGTGCCGTAGTCCTCACCGTCCGCCGCATCACCAAACCGACCGGGTTCTGTCTCCCCGACGCACCCGGCGAATCACCCATCCCACCCGACCCAATCACCGAACCCGTACCCGAGTCCGAGGAGGACTGACATCATGGCTGCACCCACCCTCATCGAGATCGAAAACGGCTACTTCGGTCTCTCGCTCGTCGACCCCGAAGCGATCGGCTGGACGGACGCATGGCAGTCGCCAGCCGGCGACACCGGCGACGGGCTCGGCACCGTCAACGCCGAGCTCGAGGACTACACGGCGACGCCGGACGGCTGGCGGTGCCAGGTCACGCTCGCATCGGTGACCACGTCGCCGTCGACCACCACGACGACCGTGAAGGCGACGTTCTGCGAGCCGTCATCGGAGCTGCCGACGCCCGGCCAGTCGGGCTACGGCCTGAACCTCGAGTGGTACCAGGACTTCACGAAGCTGAACTCGCTGTCGCTGTGGCTGTTCGAGCACGACGTCGAGCGGGCCTACGCGTACCTCGGGTTCAACGGCGACGAAGCACCGAAGGTCGTCGGCGTGGTCCGGTTGGCGCCCGGCGACATCGGTGGCGCGGCCCGGTCGCCGCTCGAGGCGTCGGTCACGCTGCAGTTCATTCGCAAGCCGCTCATCATGCCGGTGACCGAGACGATCACGCCGACCGGTGTGACGCCTGGTGAGCCTGGTGCGTTCACGCCTCTGGGGGCGACGCCGCCGGCGAACCTCGCGGCGCTGATGGGTCTCGGCGCGCTCGGCCAGACCACGGCGTGGGAAGAGGGCGAGTACGTCGTGCTCGGCGACCTGTCTCACGCGTACTGGGACGGCGACAGCTGGGAAGCCGGCGAAGCGCCGGCCTGATCCCTGTGCGTGTCACGCTTTCAGTGACCTCGGTCGGTCGGGACGTCGGCGCGGATCTTGCCGCGCTGAGGTCGACCGTCGACAAGCTGCCGGCCGAGCTCGCGCAGGTGGCCGCCGACGTCGGCGCACCGGCGATTCTCGAGGGGGCGCGTGCCGCTCGGGGGACGCTCACGATGTCGAACAACCCTCGCCTCAACGGTGAGCTCGGCTGCACGGCGATCCCGCGGGCGACTGAGGTCGAGTTCGTTGCGACGCCGATGGGTCCGTGGTTCCTGGCCGAGTTCGGTGGTTCGCCGCCGGACAGGGGTGGGCCGGCCGGGCAGATTCGGCCGAAGCGGAAGTACGGGAAGCGTAAGCGGGCGGCGGCGTTGTCGACGCCGCACGGTCCGCGTGCTCGCGTGAACGACCATCCGGGCGCGTCGCCGCGGCCGGGTTGGCGTGCCGGCGTTCAGGCTGCGGAGCCGGTGATCGTCGATGCCGTCGAGGCGCACGTCGCCGCGAGGCTGAGCGAGGCGTGACATGCCCGGGGCCAATGACCTCAAGTACCTGATCAGTTTTGACGCCGATTCCGGCGGGTTGGACGAGGCGGCGACGGATGTTGAGCGGCTCGCGGAGACGCTCGATGAGCTGTCGGGTGATCCGGTCGAGATCGGTGTCGAGGTCGGTGACCTTGCCGAGTCGCGGGAGGAGATGGAACGGCTGACGGAGGCGCTCGACGAGATCGGCCGGAACGCGGAAATCGCGTTCGACGTCGACAGTGGGGAGCTGCGTGACGCCGGCGAGGACGTCGAAGATCTGAGGGAGGACCTGCGTCGGATCGACCGTGAGCGTGTCCGCCCCGAGCTCGAGGACGACGACATCAGGCGTGCGGCGTCCGAGGTGATGGAGCTGCAGGAGGAGCTCGACCGGTTCGACCGTGAGCAGTTCGTCATCGAGATGGAGGTCGACCTCGAGGAGTCGAAGCAGCGACTGAAGGATCTCGGCGACCAGTTGCAGGATCTCGAGGAGTTCGATCTGCCGGGTGTGCGGTCGGAGGTGCTGGCCGAGTATCAGGAGGTTGAGCAGCGGATCCAGGGGCTTGAGCAGGATCTGCGGGATGTCGGCGCGGCGGCCGATTCGGTGGGGTCTGGTGGTGGGTTGGCGCCGATCGCGAATGATGCGGACCGGGCCAGTGAGGGGATGGGTCGGCTCCGTAGTTCGTCGGATCAGACGCGCAGCGTGATGGCGAACCTGACGGGCAACGCGTTGCAGGATCTGGGTGAGTTGGGTGGTGTGGCTGGGTCGGCGGGGGTGGCGATCTCGCAGCTGGCCGAGTACGCGGTCGACGGCAATATCTCGTTGTCGCAGTTGGGGCAGTTCGCGGGGCCGATGCTCGGTGTGTCGGCGGCGATCTTCGGTGCGACGAAGGCGATGGAGGCGTTCGGTAGCCGGTCGGAACGGACTGCTGAGCAGACGCAGGAGGTGGCCGACGCTGCGATCGAGGCGGCTGGGCTGCTCGAGGTGCTCGACGAGCGGGTCAGCAGTCTGGAGGGGTCGGCCCGGTCGAGCGGTGACGTGCTTGAGCAGTTCGGCGCGTCGATCATCACGGCGTTGACGGAGGCGGGCGATACCGGCGAGATCGTCAAGATTCAGAGCGCGCTGGACACGGTCGGGTTGTCGTGGGAGCAGCTGGGCGAGACGATCGCTGGGCTGGAGGCCGACAGCGAGTCAGCGATGCCGACGATGCTGGCGCTGACCGAGGCGGCCGGGATCCCGCCGGAGCATGTCGAAGCGGTCGCGGCGATGGTTCACAACATCGAGAGCCTCGACGACGCTGCGTTGTTCCTGATCAACACGTGGGGGATGGAGGAGAACGCAGCGATCGCTCTGGTCGAGCAGTACCGCGAGCAGATCGGGGCGCTGGAGCAGCTGAACGACGCGCAGCAGGACAACGACTGGGACGACTACGCACAGAAGCTGCTCGAGGTGGCGGCGGCGGCGGACCCGGCGACGGCGGCACTGATCGCCGCGGCGCAGGCTGCGAACCCGGACGCGGGCGCCGGCGAGATTTGGGCGGAGGTGGCCGGCCAGATCGACACGCTGGCGGACGCTACCGAGCGGTGGGGTCGGGCGAACCAGGAGATCGACCCGAACGATCTGCGGTGGGCGCTGGTGCGTGACGGTGCAAACGCGTTGCGTCAAGGCGTCGAGCTCACAACCACGCAGCTCGACGCGCTCGACGCGTTGATGAACCAGTACGGCCAGGACGAGGACTGGGTGCTCGATCAAGGTCTGCGACTGTGGGAGGAACGCCAGGACTCGATCGAGGAGAACCGCAAGAAGACGGGCGAGCTGAAGACGGAGACGTTCGACCTGGCCGAGGCCGAGCGCGAAGCGGCCGATGCGCTGGCCGAGATGCAGGCGGCGCTCGACGAAGTCGGCCGCGGCCTCGACGAAGCGGCGGACCGTGGCGACGCCATGACGGGCGTGCTGACCGAGCTCGGCCGAGTCGGTGAACTCGGCCAATCACAGGAGTTGATCGGGTTCGTCGGCGGTCTCAACGGTGTCGTCGATGCGCTCGAGGATCTCGACGCTGCCACGTCCCGTTCGGAGATGGCCGAGCTCGACCTCGTGCCGGACACGTGGGAGGAAGTGCTCAACATGCCGGAGGAGCTCGCTCCGGTGGTCCAGGCGCTCGGGCAGTTCGCCGGCGAGGTGCAGCGGGAGATGTCGCAGGCGTTCGAGGAGGGCGGCGCGCCGGGTGTGATCGAGTGGGCGGCGAACACTCGTCAGGCGGTCATTGACTCGTTGCCGTCCGACGTGACCGACGAGCAGGTGCAAGAGATCCTCTCTGCACTCGGTCTGCTGCCTGAGCAGGTCGAGATGGCGATCGTTCTGTCGAATGAGGAGCGGGCCCGCGGTGTCATCGAATCGATGGCGTCGGCGATTGCAGGGCTGCCGCTGGAGACGCAGCTGCAGATCGCCGCGGTGGCCGACACCGACCCGATCGCTGCGCTGGAGCTCGCGATCGCGGCGCTTGAGGCGGAAGGTGTCGAGATCCCGGTCGAGTTGCGGGCGTTGGTCGACGGGCTGAACGGTGACATCGAGGCGTTGGAGCCGGAGCCGGTTCCGGTGCCGGTCGAGGGTGACATGTTGCCGATCACGAAGGCGATCGACGACTTCATCGGTGGCGACCGGAAGGTGCCGATCGAGGCCGAGGCCGAGATGGAGACAGCTGACCGTGACCTCGACGATCTTCGCGAGCCTCGGACGGCGGACTTCCACATCAACCTGGCGCAGTACGCCGTGCAGCTGCTCCTCATGGCGGCGCTCGCCGCTCCTCGTACCGCGGTCGTGACGGCGGAGGCGCACACGTTCGCCGCGGAGAACGCGCTCGACGGCCTCACTGTCGCGCGGTCGGTGGCGATCGATGCGTTCCTGCGGAACTTTCCGACCGAGCGGGAGTTGATGAACCGGCTGACGGGCGGGAAGGGCTACCTGCGCATCCCGGTCGACACCGTCCCGCGCAACATCGCACGTCTCAATGGGGCACGGCCGGTATGAGCACGCCGGCGTTCTCGTTCACGTCTAGGGCTCGGCCGATCTGCGAAATCGGCATCGGCTCCGCGCAAGTCCCGACCGGGAACGCCCGATGGGACGTCGCCTACTGGGACGACTTCGCGTCGACGTGGGCCGGTGACGAACCGACGTGGCGTGACGTGTCGTGCTACGCCCAGTTCGCCGACGGCATCATCGGCCGCGGCCGCATCACGGACCCGTTCCCGGTCGGCACGCTCGACATCGCGTTCGACAACCGCGACGGCTGGGCCGACCCGGTCCTCACCGAGGTCGACGGTGTCCTGTCGATCCGTCCTGGACGGCCGATCCGCCTCGGCGTCGATCACGTCGACTTCGGGCGCTGCTGGCTGTACCGCGGGTTCATCGACGGGGTGGAGCCGATGTTTGACCCCGAGGAACCGGACGGGGTGATGTTCCGCTGCGTCGACGCTCTCGGCGAGGCCGGCCGCGCCAAGCTCGCTCAGGTCGCCGTGACCGGCGCCGACGAGACGGTCGATCAGCGCGTGACCCGGATCCTCGACCTCGTGCCGTGGCTCGCGTCGAAACGGATCGTCGACACGTCGTCGACCGAGCTCGTCGGCGCCGTGCTCGAGGGGCAGGTCGTCGACCTGCTGCGCCGCTGCGCCGACTCCGAGGGCGGCGCATGCTTCGGTGACATCAACGGGAACGTCGTGTTCCGGAACCGGACGTGGCTGCTGCACGCCGACGACGCACCGGTCGACGCGACGATCGGGAACGGCGACGAGTCGGACGTGTGCCCGTCGGGATGGCGCACACCGTTCGTGCGTGCCGACCTGACGACGCAGGCGATCCTCGGCCGGCTGATGCCGCCGGACACGGTCGACCCACCGGCACCGCGGACCTACAACGACACGCTCGGCCAGCGCCGCTTCGGTGTCGAACCGATCGAACGGCTCGACTTGTGGACCCGTGACGACGCCGACCTCGACTACATCGGCGCCCGGATCCTGGCGCAACGCAACGCCGTGACGTTGCCGCTCGTGCAGTCCGTGTCGATCGACGCGGCGACGTCCGACGCTGCCGTTGACCTGCTGGCGCGGCTCGACATCTGGTCGCCGTCGCGGTATCGGTGCCGACACGTCGCCGACCGCGGGACCGTGTTCGACGACAACTACTTCGCGACCGGCGTCGAGTTCCATCTCGAGCGCGACCTGTGGACCGCGGAGATCTCCCTCGACAAGTCCGACCTCTACCAGATCCCGGCCGGCGCTGCCCGCTGGGACGACGCCCAGTGGGATCGCTCCTACTGGCAGACATAGGAGACCCTGATGGCGCTCGTCACTCCTCCGCCCTATGTGGCTCCGAATGAACTGATCACGTCGGCGTGGGGCAACGCCGTCGCTGACGGGATCACCGACCTGTGGGCCAGGCACGCGGTCCGGTTGTCGGACGCGGCTCAGACACTCAACGTCGGGTCGGCGACGACGATCGCGTTCGGCACCGAGCTGCAGGACACCGACGGGTTCCATGCGCCGGGGTCGGCGTCGATCATCGTGCCGAACACGGACCTGGCCGGCCTGTATGTGATCACCGCGAGGTTCGTTCGGTCGGCGGGGAACTGGTCGGGTGGTTGGGTGGCGATCTCGATCGATGGTGTGTTGTACGAGTTCGGGCCGCCAGCGACATCGATCGGAACGGTCACGGTCGTCGCTCAGTTGGACTCGGGTGACGTGGTGCAGGCGGTCTGCTTCAGCAGTGCGACGGCGGCGACGGTGGACACGTCGCTCGTCATGGCCCGGCTGCCGGTGGCGTGATGGCTGTGTCGATGCCGATCCGGCCGCTCAAGCTTCCGAGCGGCGTGGACCGTTCGATGAACGGTCAGGTTCCCGACTCGATGCTCGCCGACGTCGACCACAAGGGGAAGCTGCTGCGCGTGTTCGCGCTGTGCATGCGCGCACTGCATCTGCTTGCCGCGGTCAACGGGATCACCCTCACGACGACCGGCCGCGGTAGGAGTCTCGAACGCCAACGTGCTCTGTTCCTGGAGCGTTACGAGCCGTGCAACTACGTGCAGTACCTCGCGGCGCAGGTGTTCAAGCGGGGGAAGGTCTGGGACAACGAGCACAACGACACCGGCCACAAGTACTGGCGGAAGAGGCAGCTGCCGAGCGGCGGGTACCCGGCCACGGCGGCGACGCCGGGCACGTCGAACCATGGACTGTTCGCCGCCGACGACATGGCCGAGATCGTCAACGGCCAGGTCGTGTCGCTGCGGTACTCGACGCTGCAGTGGCTCTACACGAACGCGCCGGCGCTCGGTATCGCGTGGGAGCTTGCTTCGGAGCCGTGGCACGTCCACACGACCGCTGGCGACGAGATCCCCGCCGTCGTGCTCGAACTGCTCGGCATGGCGCCTGACCCTGATCCGCCGGCGCCTGACCCTGATCCGACTCCGAACCCACCGGCCCCGACTCGCAACCGCACACACATGGAGGACCTCATGCTCTACATCGGCACCACCGGCGACGGCGTGTTCTGGTTCGGCTACCCGCTCGAGGGTGCCAACTGGGCCGACCGCCCGACGGCGAACCGTCTCCTGGCGTCGAACAAGTGCTTCGACGTCAAGTCCGGGAAGCTGCTCTACGGGTCGGCGTCTGGCTCCGTGCAGCAGTGCACCGAGGGCGAGCTCACGTCGATCTTCGGGCCCGACCGATTCCAGCACGGCCGCAAGCTCTGAGCTCGCGGAGGCAACGACGCCATGAACAGGGGATGGGATGACCAGGAGGAAGTGGTGGAACCCACTCGACATGCCAGATCTGCACGCCAGCAACCTCACGCTGCTGTTCGGGCTCGGCTGCATCGGCACTCTCGTCATCGGGAACCTCGTCATCGGCGACGTGAAGGGCGACCCGGCGCTGCTCGGCGTGCTCGGAACGGCGTGCATCACGCAGCGATTCCTGTTCTCCACCCGGAAGGGAGGCCGCAATGCAAGGCGTGAGAAAGGCGGGGACGTGGCTGATGGAACGCCCACTCAGCCCCCCGCGGATCGTGACGATGGCGCTGTGGCTCACCGTCGCAGTGACCCCGATCAGCGTGTTCGTCGGCTTCCGCCGCGACGCGTCGGCCGACCTGCGCTCGGCTGAGATCACACGGTGCGAGCAGCGCATCGAGTCCCGCCAGGGATCGCGCGCCCGGGCGCTCACGAACATCGAGTACGTCTCGTCGGTGCTGCAGGTGATCGACGACTTCGTCGGCATCCCGGAACCGCTGCGCGTCGAGGAGGACAAGGAGCGGCGCCTCGTCGACGAGCAGCTACCCGTTCTCACGTTGCAGGACGGCCTGGACCCGCCACCCGCGACCACACCGCGCCCGCCTAACACCCTGGAGGAATCATGAAGGTCCCCAATTGGCTCAAGGCCGCCGCCACGACTGCCGGCCAAGCGGTCGCCGCCGGCGCGCTCGCAACGTTCGGGTTCGCCGCCGTCGACTGGATCGAGGGCGACGCGGTCGACTGGGTCGCGACGCTCGGCGACTTCCGCACCGGCGTCGCCGCCGCGCTGCTGCCGCTCGTCGTCGCCGTGCACCGCAAGGTGAAGCCGCCGGAGAACACGTACACACCTGCGGGGGACTCCGGTGGCGCTGCCTGACAGCATCACGACCCGGACCGTCGTCGGCACGTTCCTCGACCTCGACGGCGACCCGATCGTCGGCGCCGAGATCATGTTCCGGCCGTCACCGGCCCGACTGCTCGCCGTCGACGAGCCCGCCGTCATCCTGCCTGGCCGCGTCACCGTCGCGACCGACGCCGACGGGCAGATCTCCGTCGACCTCGCGACCACCGACGACGAGGCGCTCAACCCTGTCGATTGGACGTGGTCCGTCCGCATCGACATCCCTCGCACCCAGTGGGCGGCGCAACCGTACGCGTTCGCGTTCGAGCTCCCGGCCGACGTCGATCCGCTCGACCTCAACACGGTCACACCCGTCTCGGCATCCGGTGGTGTGCCGATCATTCAAGGGCCGCCCGGGCCGCCCGGCCTCGAGGGCACCGGCGGTGTCATCGGTGGATCCGTCGTCGACGGCCAGATCATCGTGAACGTCGCGACGCCGTGGGGGATCGACCCCGACACCGGCCCGTACTTCGACCCGAACGGTGCACAGCCCGGCGAGGAAGCCGTCCTGCAGTTCGACCCCGACACCGGTACCCCGGTGCTCATCTTGATCGGAGGTGCCTGACATGGCACAGATCCCCCTCGTAACGCAGGACGCGCTCGACGAGGCCGTCGAATCGATCGAGGCGGCGACGGTCCCTGCTGGCGGTTCGGCCGGGCAGGTGCTGACGAAGGCGTCCGGCGATGACCTGGACGTGGAGTGGCAGACCCCGACCGGTGGCGGTGGTGGCGGTGACGGCGACATGTCCGCGGCGGTGTACGACCCGACCGACATCGCAGCAGACGCGTTCAACCGTGGGAACCACTACGGGACGATGTCGGCCGGCTACGTCGACGGCCTGGCGACCGTGGCGACGACTGGCGCCTACTCCGACCTGTCCGGCCGTCCGACGCTCGGCACAGCTGCCGCGCAGGACTCGTCTGCGTTCGACGCAGCCGGCGCAGCCGCCGACGCGTTCGCATCTGCGGTGCAGCGAGCGAACCACACCGGCACGCAAGCGATCTCCACGGTCGCTGGCCTGCAGACCGCGCTCGACGGCAAGGCCGACAACGCTGACATCGCCGATCTCGACACGACCCACTGGCACATCTACACAGAGGTCGACGAGGCCCGCGTCGGGTCCGGCAAGGTCGAAGTGTGGATGCCTTCGCCGGCCACGCTGGCCGACCCCGACAACGCAGGCGTCGACGACATCGTGTTCCGGGTGACGCCCGGAGTCGGCCAGGTGTACGTCCTCGACGGCGAGGAGTACGTGCCGGCCGGAGGCCGGACGTTCATCGGCGCGACCGAACCGTCCGGCGTGGACCCGGTGAACGGCGACCAGTGGATCGACCCGGCCGGCGGCGTCCACTACCTGTGGTGGGACACCGAATGGGTCGTCGTCGGCGGCGATCCACCCGAACCCACCGCGCCGGGCAAGGTCGCAGGACTGACCGCCACACCAGGCAACGGCACCGTCACGCTCGCCTGGTCGGCACCGTCGACCGGCGGCTCCGCGATCACCGACTACATCATCGAACGCGCCCCCGACGACGAAGGCGTGCCCGGAGCGTGGGGGACGCTCACCGACGGCACCAGCACCACGACCGGCTACGTCGACGACGACGTCACGAACGGCCTCACCTACTGGTATCGGGTGTCCGCGGTGAACACGATCGGCACCGGTGACCCATCCGACCCCGAAGCGGCGACACCGACCGGGCCGCCGCCGCCCGCCGGACCGTTCCTCGTCGCTTACGACCCGATGCCATACACGGCGACGGCGTCACCGGTCGTCACGCTCGACGAGTACGACCCCGTCGAGAACGACGTCGTGTTCGCGTTCATCGGCAGCACCACGACCGGGACGGTCACCGTTCCGTCCGGGTGGGCGAGCGTCATCGACTCGCCGTACATCGTCGTCCCCGGCGACACCACCCTCGTCGGCCTGTGCGTCTACCACGTCATCACAGACACCGAGGAGTCCGGTGACACGAACTCGTGGACACTCACCAACCTGTTCTCCACGACCGAGATCGGTGAGATCATCGCCGTCGTCGTGCGCGTCGCCGACCCGGCCGACGTCATCGACGCGTACAACACAGTGTCGAACGCGTCGACGTCGACGAATCACACGTTGCCGTCGCTCGAGGGCGACGACCTGAGCAACGACAGCCTCGTGCTCTCGCTCGTGCTCGCCGACGGGATGCAAACCTACGACTCGGCGCCCGCCGGGTGGACGTCGATCTCACCGACGACCGGCACGAACATGGGCGGCCACCTGTACCAGCTCGACGCCTACACCGAGACCGGTGTCGACATCCCCGCAGCAACCGTCGTTGCGAGCAGCGCCGACGAAACGGTCGGACTCACCGTCGCGATCCGGGTGGCGCCGTGACGACCCTCACCGACGTCCGCCCACGGGTACGCGTCTCGCAAGGTTGGGTCGACGTCGCGACCGGCGAACTCACCCCCGTCGTCGGACCCGACCCCGACCCCGATCCGGCCGACTGGCAGGCGGCGTTCGACACGCGTGACATCGACGGCGTCATCCAAACGTGGTACCAGGAGAACACCGGCCACGACCCCGATCTCGACTACGAGCTGCTGCCGATCGGGAACTGGGTCGTCAACGCGACGTGGCTCGCCACGAACGAAGGAAACGGCCGAGTCCGCTACGACGCCGGCCTGGACCGCTGGTTCGTCGAGCGGTACCAGACCCGCGGGCTACTGCGCGTCGCCGCGCACAACATCACGTTCACGAACATCTTCCAGGACGGGTCGCTCGGCTCGCTGTACGGCGTGCAGTCCCGCCTCGTCGACGGCAACGCGTCGGGGATCATCTTCAGCCACTGCACGATCTACGGCGGCGAGGGCAACACGTCGGGCGCCGCGCTCAACTTCCCCGCCGCGACCGAACCCGACCAGATCATCTTCGAGTACTGCGACGTGTCCGGATACCGGGCAGGGATCTACTGCTTCGCCGGCATCACCGCCCGCTACTGCTGGTCCCACGACGTGTTCTTTTCGTGGGACCCCGTCACCGGCGAGCCGTCGCACAACACGGGGTCGTCGATCCGTGGCGGGAACTGCCACTTCTACCGCATCTTCGTCAGCGACGGGAACAGCTCGGCGTGCTCGTTCTACCCCGAAGTCGGGCCGTACACGAACGTCATCGTCGAGGAGTCGATCCTGCGGATGCCGGATGCCGACACAGGCGCCGAAGCGATCCTCGCGTCAGGCCGCGCGTACAGCAACCTGCTCGAGGGCGAGACACGGGCGTTCCGGAACAACCTGCTGTACCGCGGCGGGAACCTTGGCTGCGACATCGACGGCTCTGTCGCCACCGAGGACGATCTCCCCGGGGGGCTGGGCCCGGAGGACCGGAACCTGACCTACACCGTGCTCGCCGACGGGCTCGAGCGCTCATGGATGAAGGACCGCTGGTCGGACCCGTTCGACGCCACAGCACCAGCGGGCGGGACCGGCAGCAACATCCGAGTCGTCACGGCAGGGGCGGGGCTGACCGGGTTCTCCGAGGTGTCCGGCAACATCGACCGTCTCGGCAACCCCGTCATCCCCGGCACCGGCTGACCACACCGCCTCCCGGTCGCAAAACCGGAAACACGCCAGGTCCGGCGCCGCTCCCGCTCGACGACCCGCGTCAGCGAAGTTCCCGATCAGCCACCGGCGGCGACGGCCAGGCGCTCCAACACCGCTGCCGTCGCAGCGAGCTCGTCGAGCAGCTGCAGCCTCTGCTCTTGCGCCTCTACCTCCCGCTCTGGCGACAGGTCAGCCTCCAGTATCCCGGCAATCGACTGCAAGCTGATCTCCGCGACCTTCCGCTCGACGTGATCGCCAAGAGCTTCCGCCCGATCGTCGCCGGTCAGCAGGAGCAGGTTCCCGAGGGTCCGACAAGCAGAGGTTGGAGCGGTGGTAGCGAGAGGCGTACCGAGGAGCATCGCCGAAGAATCCAACTGATCCATGGTGAGGCCGGCGCCGTCTTCGCGGGCGCGGCACATTCGCCGTCCCCAGGGCTCGGGCGGCAGCCGCCGGTACTGCGGTCCGAGATCGTTGGCGCTGACTGACATGGGACACATATTACGTACAACCAGTCCTTGACAGTCACGTGCAACTGGTCATACAATGCCGGTCATGCAACATGTCGCATCTGAGACAGGTGCCAGAGTTCGTGACGCTCGGCTTCGAGCCGGTCTGTCGCAGCAGTCTCTCGCTACGCAGGCCGGCCTCGCCACGAAGACCGTCCAGCGCGCCGAGCAGGGCGAGGACACGAAGCTCAGCACCCTCGCGGCGATCGCCGACGTGCTCGGTGTTGGCGTTGCCGATCTGATTCCCGCCGCTGAGGCCGCGTCATGAGCGCAGTCGAGGTGGTTGCGTCGATGATCCATCAACTCAACGGGTTCATCGACAACGCCGAGCGGCGCGCCCGCGAGTACACGACCGAGCGCGATGCGCTGCGGGGAGTGCTGAGGGACAGAGGGCTCACGAACGCTGAGATCGACGCCCTCGTTGACGCTGTCGAGGAGGACTCGTGAGTCCGTTGGTCGTGGCCCTCGCCGCGTGGTTCGTGGTGTCGCCGTTCGTCGCCGTCATCGCCGGCCGTGTCCTGCGAGGTCGGTCATGAGCGCCGCACATGCTCACGGCGCGGTCACGGTCGAGGCCGGCGAGGTCGACGCCAGGTCGCTGGTGACGTGGCACCCCGACGGGACGTTGTCGGTCCGGGTCACCGAGCATCCGGTGCAGGTGTGGATCTGGGGCACGCCGGAGGCGATCGAGGAGTTCCTCGTCGATGTCGGGTGTGTGGTGACCGCGGCGGTCGCCGACAGGCAGGTGCCGGCGTGAATCGTCGCGGCTTTCTCGCCGCGCTGGCCGGTGGGGCCAGCGCGCTCGTGGTCGGCGCGCCCGCCGTCCAAGCGGCGGACCCGGCCCGTGCCCCCTACGGGTCGGGTCCGCTCGGCGACTGGACCGTGTACACGCCGATGATGTCGACGGCGACCCGGTTCCAGCAGGTCGCCGACAACAACGGTGTGCTGCTGCTCGGCGATTCGATCGCGAAGGCGAACGCGCCGGCGCTCGGCGGCCGGGTGGGTGCGGCTGGGCTGTTCCTCGGCGTGAACGCCTGGCCGTCGCGGCCGACCGAGCCGGCTGTGGATTGGCTCGAGGCGAACCCGGGCTACATCCCTGATCGGGGTGTGGTGGTGGCGTGCGGGTCGAACGACATCTTCCGGCCGGTCGGCTGGTGGCAGCAGGTGAGCCGTGTGTTGGCGTTGGCGGCGGGCCGTCCGGTGGTGTGGGTGTCGGTGTACGTCGACCGGTGGAAGGACGCCACCGGCGCGCCGGCCTCGGCGGCGCGCCGTGCCGCGGACATGCGGAACTCGGGGCTGATCAACGAGCAGCTCCGGAACACGTCGAAGCTTTACCCGAACCTCAAGATCATCGAGTGGTACGCGTCGCTCGCTGGCGGCCACAACGAGTCGAACATCGATGCCTGGCTGACCGATGGTGTGCACACGACCGCGGCCGGCACCGAGGCGTGGTGCGACCTCGTGGCAGCGGGGATCGGGCTGTGATGCGCTGGTTGTGGCGGTGGTTGACGCGGTCGTACCAGCGGCCGACGTCCCCGAACCCGTGCGCGTTCCGCGTCGAGGACGAGACGCTCCGTGATCTTCGTGCGGCCGTCATCGCAGCGGCACGTACTCACCATCCGATCACGATCGAGGCGTACGCCCGTCAGTGCGTCGACATGGAGTGCGAGCAGCCGACTGCTGGCGGGGGAGCGCTGATGTTGTACGACGCACCTGACTGGGCGCCGCCGTTCGGGATCCGCCGCCCGGCCGTGCTGCCGCCTGACGATGCGATCACCGATGCGCAGTGTGCGCTCGCCGCCGCGGTCGAGCACGCCTACCTCGACCTCAAGCTCGTGGGTGCTGGACCGGGGAGCGATGCCGGTCTGGGTTGGACTTCACCACAACTCGATGGTGACGGCGCGCGCTATGCGTCGGTAAGTCCCGTCATGGGCTGGTCACCGGGATCGTCTCACGTCCGGCCAGCACCCACACTCGCCGCGCCTGCTCTCCCCAGGCAGGCCGCGATCCCCGCCCGTGTCGCGAACCCACGGGCGGGTCGATCTCCCCTCGACGACGCCATGCCCACCCCGGCGACGTCGACTCCCGGACCTGTCCTCCCGCGCGGGTCCGGGAAGAACGCAACCGACCGCCGGTATCCGCCGCCCGGTCGGCAGCAGGGGTGACCGGCACCGTCCGCCGCCGGCACCCCTGCAACACCACCCAACGTTTGAAAGGACCCGTACACGTGACCCTCAGAATCCCCGCCCTCACCGACGAAATGCGCGCCAGCTTCCCCGCGTTCGTCGACGAATGGACCGCGATCGGCCGGTCCACCGAACCACTCGACCGCGACGAAGCCATACGCGGCATCCGCGACGCCTACGCCGCGGCGAACCTCGCACCACCGATGGTGTTCTTCGGAATCTCGCCGATCGGCGGGGCCGTGATGCGCACGATCCTCGAGCAGCACGCGGCCTCAGCTGGCGTCTGGGATGGCGTCTGGGCTGGCGTCTGGGCTGGCGTCTGGGATGGCGTCGGGGCTGGCGTCGGGGCTGGCGTCCGGGATGGCGTCGGGGCTGGCGTCCGGGATGGCGTCCGGGATGGCGTCGGGGCTGGCGTCGGGGCTGGCGTCTGGGCTGGCGTCGGGGCTGGCGTCGGGGCTGGCGTCCGGGATGGCGTCCGGGAGAACTGGTGGCGAGAGGTCTTCTACGGCGCACACGACGCCGGCTGGCTCTCGTTCTACGACTGGTTCCGCCGCAACGGCCTCGCCGACATCTGCGCCCCGCTCGACGGTCTCACGCGCCTCGGCCGCTCCGCTGCGTGGACGTGGCTACACCGCGGGTTCGCAGTCGTGTCCGGCCGGCCCGCAGCCCTTCACGACGAACGTGTCCCCGGCACGCTGTGGCAGCGGCGACTCCACAACGCCAACGGCCCAAGCGTCGTGTACCGCGACGACTGGAAGCTGCATCACTGGCACGGCCAGCTCGTCCCCGAGTGGGTGATCACCGGGCCGACCGTCGAGAAGATCGGCGCCGAGAAGAACACCGAGATCCGCCGGTGCGCGATCGAAGCGCTCGGCTGGCCCACCTACCTCGACCGGCTCGGCGTCACGCCCGTGTCGAGCGAACCCGACCCCGGGAACCCTGGCCACACCCTCGAACTGTTCGACCTGCCCGACCACGTCCAGCTGTACGACGAACCGGTCCGGTTGCTCGTCATGCGGAACGCGTCCCTGGACCGGGACGGGTCGCTGCGCACGTACGCCGAGACGGTCCCGGTGACGTGCCGGCGCGCGACTGACGCGGCGGCGTGGCAGTTCGAAGTCGACCCCGATCTCTACCGGACGCTCCAGCGGGCGTCCTGAAACCACCAACCAGCAAGGAGAACAACCATCATGACGAAGACCTTTGCCGAGGCGCTCGACCTCGCGAACGTGACCATTCCACCCGAGCTCGAAGCGTCCGCGATGGTGCCGGTTCTGACCGGCCCGCAACGTCAGGGCGACGTCGGCATCTTCCCCCGCCCAGCGGTTGGCGCCGCTGAGCGTGCCGCGTTCGTCGAGGTGCCGACGGCCGGCATCGCTGTCGTTCGCGGCGAGGCGGCGACCGGAGCGAACTCGCACATCTTGCACGGCGACGGGCCCGTGTTCTGGTCTGAGTCGCCGACCCGTGACGGTGGCGTCACTCTCGGCATCCTCGACGTCCCCGAGGGGTCGACCGCCTACCTGATTCACACCGACGAGCACGGTGCGAACGCGATGGGTCCGGGCACGTATCGGGTGACGGGGAAGCGGGAGCAGGCCGACGAGATCCGTCGGGTGGCTGACTAGTGGGCCGTGTCCGTTCGGTGGCGGTGGTTGTTGCGCTGGTCGGCGCGGCGACCGCCGTCACCGGGGGCGCGGTGGACGCTCATCTGCGGCCGATGCCGCTCGACTGCGCCGATCATCCGCGCCAACCGCACTGCACCACCACCACGACGGAGGCACCGTCATCGACGACCACCACGACCCCACCGACCACGACGACGACCTCGCCGACGTCGAGTTCTACGAGCAGCTCTGTGCCGGCGCCCACCACATCGCTGCCGCCATCGACGCCTCCGCCGTCCTCGCCGCCATCGGCACCCACCTCGGTGCGGCCGTCCGCGCCCTCGACCCCGCCCGCATCGACCTCGACGCCTTCCGTGCCGCCATCGCGGCCGTCGAGCACACCGCCCGGACCTACGTCGTCGGTACCGGTCGACCCTGTTTGCGAGACGGCGTCGTTCGACCCGGCTGACCCCGACGCCGGCCTGTGCTGGACCCTCGTGGTGACCTCATGAGCGACGACGAGCTGCTCGCCGCTCTCCGTGCCGCGCTCGCCCAATCCGAGCAGGACCGGGCCGCCGCCGACGAACGCTGCCAGCGGTACACGACAGCGATCGCCGCGCTCAACGGCGCGGGCACCGTGCCAGCCACGGTGCCCGCCGACGCCTACGCCGGTGACGACGGCGACGGGTCGGAGGGCACGATGGGACGCTGCTACTGCGGAGTGCAGACCTACCCCGCTGGCGGGCCGGCGTGACTCACCTCGCGATCGATCTGGCGCTCGGCACCAGCGGGTTCTGCTGGGGACCACGCCCCGTCGACCGGACCAGCGTGAAGTGCCCCGCCGCCGCGAAGCGCGGCCCGTTCGGCCAGCGGCTCCGCTACTGGCGGAAGGTCGTCCGCGAGTTCCTCGCCGAAGACAAGGAACCGCGGATCATCGCCGTGTACGTCGAGGCGCCGTTCATGTGGAGCAAGAACCCCAACGGCGCTATCGAGACGATCAAGCTCCACGGCGCCATCGAGCACCTCGTGAACACCGAGGGCATCCCCTACGACGACTCGATCCAGAACACATCCGTCCCCGCACTGCTGCGGCAGGGGACCGGGCTCGAGCGCAAGCAGTTCGACGACGTGAAGGAGTACCGGATGGCGATCGCCCGGGCCCGGTTCGGCTGGGATGGCACCTCGCACGACGAGGCCGATGCCCTGCTGCTGTGGCACTACGTGGCCGAGCTCAAGCAGCGAGGCGCCGCATGAGCCGCATCGTGTTCCGACCGCTGGTGGCGTGGACCGACCCCGTCACGGCCGAGCCGCGTAACCACAACTTCACCGCGTCGTGGACCGACACCATGTGGAAGCTGTGCAACGAGGTGGACTACCTCAACGGTGCCGGTGGCCGTTACGCGACCGACGTCGACGTCGTGCTTCAAGTCGACGCAGCAGAGGGCAACATGCGCCGCGACGGCGGCATCCGTGCCGACGCAAAGGTCGCATCGCCGGGCGTGGTCGTGTCGTTCGAGTCGAAGCACGGCCCGCTCCGCTACGCCTGCGACACGTACCGCCAGACCTACTGGCGGAAGATGCCCGGCTGGCAAGCGAACGTTCGGGCGATCGTCCTCACACTGAAGGCGCTTCGCGACGTCGACCGGTACGGAGCGGCGTCACGCGGTGAGCAGTACACCGGCTGGGCGCAGATCGGCGCAGGAACGCCGATGCCGCCCGCCGGCCGCACGATGACCGTCGAGGACGCCGCTCGCTACGTGCACAGCGTGATTGGTCACGAGTACCCAACCACGACGTGGTCCGACCTCATCACGGAGCCGCAGCTCGCCCGCGACCTGTGTCGGTCTGCACTCGCCCGCAATCACCCGGACCACGGCGGCGACCCGGAGATCTTCACGGCGATCAACGCCGCCCGCGACGTCCTGACGAAGCACGGAGGTGCCGCGTGATGGATGACTGGGACGCCGTTGCGCCCACGGTCGCGGACGTCGAAGCCGACGACTACCGCGACCCCGACGACGACGATGCGACCGACGAGGAGATCGCCGCACGCGAGGCCCGCGACGAATGGCTGACGTGGCGTCGGCGCGGCATCGGCGGTTCCGACATCGGTGCGCTGCTCGGCCTGTCGAACTGGGCGTCGCCGTGGTCGCTGTGGGCCGACAAGGTCGGCCTCCTGCCACCGGACGAGACGACGCAGCGGCAACGCATCGGGCTCCGCATGGAAGCCGTCCTCGCCGCCGAGTTCCACGACGAGACCGGCCTGTACGTCGTCGGTGAGCAGACGTGGTGCGCGCATCGGGAGCATCCGCAGTTCCTGTGCACGGTCGACGGGTTCGTCGCCGAGCACGGTCCGCTCGAGGACTGGAACGGGTCGCTGGCGCAGCTGCGCGAGATCCGCAGCCGGCCGCTCGACACGTCGGCGTTGCTCGGCACGGTGCAGTTCAAGACGGACGCCCGCTACTCGTGGCCCGACGACGAGCCACCACCCGCGATCCGGGCCCAGTGCATCTGGGAGATGGGCGTCACCGGCCTCGAGCACTGCTGGCTCGTCGTCATGTTCGGCGGGTTCCGGGTCCGCACGTTCGAGATCGACTGGGATGGCGACGCCCGGGCCGACTGGGAGCTGATGACCGAACGCGCCGAACGGTTCTGGCGGAACCATGTCCTGACCCGTATCCCGCCGATGGTTGACGGGTCGGACGCCACCGCCGCCGCGCTTCGCACGATCTACCCCGATCACGTCGAGGGTGAGACCGTCGACCTCGACGACCTCGCACCGACGTTGCGGGAACGCGACGAGCTGAAGGACATCGCGAAGCGGGCGAAGGCGCGGCTCGACGAGATCGACAATGAGATCCGTGCCGTGTTCGGCAACGCCGAGGTCGGCCTCGTTGGCGGTGTGCCGGCTCTCACGTATCGGACGAGTGAACGTGCCGCGTACACGGTCGCGGCGTCGACCGTGCGGACCCTCCGTAAAGCCCCGAAACCAAAGACCAGGAGCACCACATGACCACCACAGTCGGGCAGGCCGTCGCCGAACGCGAGGCCGCCCCCGCCACCATCACGCCGGCGCAGGCGATCAAGAAAACGATCGACCAGTACCGCCCGGTCATCTCGAAGCTGCTCGACGGCACCGGGATCACCGAGGCCACGTTCGTCGCTCAGATCGCGAACGCCTGCCGCGCCACCCCCGACCTGTGGCAGTGCGATGTCGAGACGGTGCTCGGCGCGACGCTCCGGGCCGCTCAGCTCGGCCTCGCACCGAACGACCCACGGAACCTGGCGTGGATCATCCCGTACGGCGGCAAGGCGCAGTTCCAGCTCGGCTACGGCGGCGTCATGGAACTCGCCCGCCGGGCGGTGCCTGGGCTCCGGTTCGACGGGCGGGCGGTGTACCCGAACGACGAGTTCGACGTCGACTTCGGGAAGGTCCAGCCGTTGACGCATCGGCCGGCGGTCGTGCGTGGCATGGCCCGTGGCGGTGAAGCGATCGCCTGGTACGTGCGGGCGATCTTCCCGGACGGCGACATCCAGATCCACGTGCTCGACAAGGAGGGTGTCGAGTACCACAAGTCGTTCTCGAAGACCGCGAACCGCGGGATGTGGAAGGACAACTACGACGCCGCCGCGCTCAAGTCCGTGGTGATGGACATGAAGCGGTGGCTGCCGTCGTCGACGCAGCTCGTCGCCGCGTTGGCGTCCGACAACCAGGTGCTCGACGTGCGCGAGGCGCACGACATCGGCGAGATCGAGCACGACCCGGGGGTGATCGAGACGGAGACCGGTGAGGTCACCGAGGGCGGTGAGTCGTGACCGTCATCGTGCATCACGCCAACTGCCCCGATGGGTTCGCCGCCGCATGGCTCATCAACCACGCCGTGGACGCCGACCGCATCGTCGCTGCCCAGTGGGGCGACGCGCCACCTCGCATCGACGGGGGCGAGGACGTGTACGTCGTCGACTTCTGCTATGAGCCCGATGAGCTCCGCTGGCTCGCCGATCGGGCCGGCAAGCTCGTGATCCTCGACCACCACGAGACGTCAGCGGGTTGGCTCGTGGACGTCTTCGGCGACGAGGTCGAGATGTCGGTCGACGGCATCGACTCACCGTTCGGCACGAATGACGACGCCGGCCACTGGCTGGTGTGTGATCAACAGCGGTCCGGTGCCACGCTCGCCGGCTGGTACATCGGCGACCCCGGCCCGCCGTTCGTCCGGTTCATCGAGGACCGCGACCTGTGGCGCTGGCGGCTCGAGGGCACCGCCGAGGTGTTCGCCGCCGTCACGTCCCGGCCTTACACCCTCGAGGCCTACGACGAGCTCGCATCGATGTTCGCCGACGAACTGATCGGTGAGGGTCGTGCGATCGCTCGGTACCGCGAGCAGCTCATCGAGCAGACGATCGCCACGGCGTGGCAGCAGACCGTCCTCGGCCACGACGACATCTGGGTCGCGGCGGCGCCCTATGCGATCGGATCCGACGTCGCTGGCCGGCTCGCCGAGCGCGAGCCCGTACGGTTCGCCGCCTACTTCGTGCAATACGGCAACCGCCGCAAGTACGGGCTGAGGTCCACCGAGCGCGGCATGAACGTCGCCCACATCGCCGAGACGGCCGGCGGTGGCGGCCACCCCCACGCCGCCGGATTCGAGGAGAACACCGATGCCTGAGATTCATAGTCCTCTCGACGCGTTGCGGGCCGACCTTCGCCAACACCAGGACCGGTCAGCGACCCTCGGTATCCGGTCCCGTGAGCTCCACGTCGAGCTCGCCTCGATCGCCACCGAGCAAGCCGAACTCGACGTGGCGATCCGGGCGACTCGTGGCGCGATCTCCGTGCTCGAGCAGGCCATCGCCACCGCGCAGAAAGCCAAGACCGAGACCACCCCGGCCGCGCCGGCCACCCCAAGAAAGCGAGCAGCCAAGTGACCAGCGACCCCGCATGGACGGCCCTCCCGCAGTGGACGGAGACCACCGAGCTCGACCTGATCGGAACCGCCGCCGACGCCACCGGCATCGCGCACCCCGGCGATGTCCTCGTGTTCTCCACGACCGGCGAGCACGGCCTCACCCAGGCGATGGTCGACCGCGTCAAGAAGCACCTGCTCGACCGTCTGCCCGGCATCGCTGACGTCGTGATCGTTCCGCTCACCCTGACCGCCATCTACCGCCCCGACCCCGAACCCACCGACAACGCCGAGGGGGCACCACAGCCATGACCATCACCATTGCCAACAAGCTCCCGAAAACCGACGAGAACGGACTCGCTCACCTCGAAGGCATGTTCGCCGAACACACCGACGACCACGTCATGGTCGTCGGGATCGTCCGCACGGACCGGATCACGGACGTGCTGCACGACGACAACAACCCTCGGATCGTGAAGGTCTCTCTGCTGCACGTGGAGGCGCTCACGAACGCTGATGACGCGAAGCGGGTCGAGAAGATCTTGCGGGGTGTGTATCAGGCGAGGACGGGCAAGAAGGAGTTGCCGTTCGAGGACGACGACACGGACAGCCAGGACTGACCGATGTTCTGGATCATCCTCACCATCCTCATCGCTGCGCTCGTCGCCGCAGCGTGGTTCATCGTCCGCCCATACACGCTCACGACCGAGGCCACCACCAAGTACGACCCCGCCATCCGCGAGCACGTCACGACACCGGCATCGACATCGCAGCCGCTCAGGCGTGTCGGCGAGATCGCCGCAGTCGCCCTCCTCGTTGTCTGGGCGCTGCTCACCGTGTTCGTGTTCTCCATGAAGCGCGTCGCCGCCGGCGAGGTCGGCATCGAGCGACAGTTCGGATCCATCGTCGGCCAACGGTCCGAGGGCGTCTCGTTCATCGCTCCGTGGCGGTCGATCGACACCGTCTCGATCCGCACCGAACGTCAGACCTTCGGGACACCGGACGCACCGATCACCGCGGCGTCGAACGAGACACAGGACGTCTACATCATCGCGACGATCAACTACTCGGTGTCCGAAGCGAACGTGCAGGACCTCATCCGCGACGTCGGCACGAACTGGTTCGACGTGCTCGTGCCGACCCGCGTCAACCAGTACATCAAGCAGGAGACCGCGAAGTGGGCGACCGCCGAGATCATCCCGAACCGCGAGGCAATCCGGCAGGCCGTGCTCGCCCGGCTCCGGTCGGACCTGGGCGAGAACTACTCGATCACGATCTCCGATCTGCTGCTCGACAACATCTCGTTCAGCCCGGAGTACACGCAAGCGATCGAGGACAAGCAGGTCGCGACCGAGCAGGCGCAGGCCGAGGAGAACCGCACAGAGACCGTCCGCGCTCAAGCCGAGCAGCGCCGGGTGCAGGCTCAGGGCGAGGCCGACGCGCAGGTCATCGCGGCGCAAGACGACGACGAGACCGTGCACCATCGCAATGGCGACAAGCAGGACAACCGCTGGGAGAACCTTGAGGTTCTGACGCGGTCTGCGCATGCCGTCGAGCACGCGCACAGCCGCCCGCGTGATGGCCACGGCCGGTTCGTTGGCGGCGCGCGGCCCGTCCAGCACAAGGAATTCCCGACGTGTGGCTGATGCGGTGCGACCAGTGCGGCGCCGAGTCGCAGCGGATGAACCGATACGACGAACCCGACGACTGGTTCGTCGTCCAACAGGGCCCCGAGGACGAGGTCACGGTGTGCTCGATCGGATGCCTGTCCGTGTGGGCCGCGACGCAGTCGATCGACATGGGGGCACCGTGAGCACGCTCGCGTGTCGGCATTGTCACGCGCCGATCGAGTTCGTCCACGACCACCGCGGCCGACGCCTCGCCCTCGACGTCGGCCACCACGACGACGGCACGATCGTCATCGATGCCGACGGCTACGCCCACACCGCCACCGCCCGCGCCTACCTCGACCCCGCATGGCCGCTACGACGCCTCCATCGGCGCAGCTGCTCGGCACGCGAGCGGCGCCGCGGCCACGACCACACGGAGCGCACATGAGCCATCACCCACTGGCAATCGACATCGTCGAACTCGTCGACGAACTCTCGCCGGGCCGACGATCAACGCTCGCCCATATCGCTACCTGCGAACCATGCAGGCGCGGCCTCGTGAACATCATCCAGTCCAATGCCGACTACCCGGACCTCTTCGACCGACCGCCGGCAGACGACGACACGCGACCCTGCGCCACGCTGTTCCTCGCGCTGAGCGTGCCCGGGGTCGACACGGCCAGGCTCGACCCGGACGACGTGGCGGACCGCCTCGCCGCACTGATGAACCTCGACGTGAAGCGGCCGATCGACCACCGGTTCGTCATCGACCGCGCCGAGGACCTCGGCATGATCGTCCACGACCTCATCATCCACCACACGGGCAGCGGGCCCGGCGGACACGAGATCGAGGCACCGATCCGGGCGCGCCGCAACCACTCGTACCTCGTCGTCGTGCGCCGGCCGCTGCGTCGCAAGCGCCGTGGCCAGCGCACCAAGGAGACCGCGTCGTGATCGCTGTCGAGCTGCTCGACCTCATCCCCGACGACGACGACGAGTACCTCGCCCACGCCCGAATGCTCGAGGGCCGCTACCACCCCGCCGTCGCCGCCGCCCAAGCCGGCCGCGACGCCATCCTCATCGACTTCGACTGGCGCAACGTCGACCTCACCCGCCGGCGCATCACCGCATCGATGCACGTCCACCGCGAAGTCGCGAGCCACCCCGTGCCACGCACCGACGAGGAAGGCCGAGCCGGACGCACACCCGTCAAGGGCGGCCACATCCGGCCGATCGCAACCCGGTTCACGTGGCACGTCGACGGCGCACGACCCGCACCAGCCAAACCGAAGCCGGCGCCGGCCCGACAACTGAGCCTCGCGCTATGACCGAGCATCAGCGCCGCTACCGCCGTGGCGACATCGTCTACTGGCAGATCCCCGCCGGCCCGCAGCTGTGGCCGACCGAAGGCGTGTCGAAGATCGCGTCGACGAAGGCCGGCGTTCACCGAATGCACGACGGCCAGTACGTCACCACCGACGAGATCTGCGAACTCATCGCCGCCGGCGACCGGCCACGCACCACCAGGAGAGCATCGTGACCCTGCGCCTCGTCCCTGTCTCGTGGCGTGATGCTCGCGGGTTCGTCCGCGAATGGCACCGACACCACCGACCACCGCCCGGGACCAAGTTCACGATCGGCGTGGCCACCGATGACGACGTGCTCGTCGGTGTCGCCCTCATCGGCCGCCCGGTCGCCCGCCACTACGACGACGGCCTCACCCTCGAGGTCAACCGCTCCGCTACCGACGGCACACCGAACGCGAACTCGATGCTCTACGGCGCCGCATGGCGCGCAGCGAAGGCACTCGGCTACCGGCGGCTCATCACCTACACCCAGGCCGGCGAGTCCGGTGCATCTCTGCGTGCTGCTGGCTGGCGCGTGCTCGCCGAACTCCCGCCGCGCAAGGGATGGGACACGCCGTCACGTCGGCGCGATGGCCGTGGCGTCGACGGCATCGCCCGCACGCTCTGGGAGGCGTCGTGATCGCTGTCGAGCTGCTCGACCTCATCGCCGACGACGACCCGCGTTGCACACAGGGATGTGCACAGACGCAGCCGAGATGTGCACCGAGATGTGGCCCTAGTGCTCCACAGGACGAATGCGCTTCCGTGGACACCGTGCCGGCCGTCGACCTCATCCGCTCATGGAACGTCGCACTCCCACCACCGCGCGACGACCCGAGGTACGTCGCCGTGTACCACCGCCTGCTCGACCGCCGCACCCTTCACCCCGCAGTCGCAGCGGTCTACGCCGACCACCTCATCCGCACCAACATGCCCCGAAAGGACATCGCCTGATGGCCGTCTCTCGACGACTCCGATTCGAGGTCCTCCGCCGCGACGATCACACGTGCCGCTACTGCGGTGCCAAGGCCCCCGGCGTCGCGCTCACCGTCGACCACGTCATCCCGACCGCGCTCGGCGGCACAGACGACCCGACCAACCTCGTCACTGCCTGCGCACCATGCAACGGCGGCAAGTCCTCGGTCGGCCCGAGTGACGCTCTCGTCGCTGATGTCGCTGCCGACGCACTCCGGCTGCGCGCAGCGCTCGAACGCGTTGCTGAGGAACGGCGCCAGGAGATCGCCGACACCGCCGAGACCCTCGACTGGTTCGCCGACCTGTGGAACGGCTGGACATGGGTCGACTCCGACGGCGCGCGCCGAACGATCCCGATCGCCTCCGACTGGCCGACAGCCATCGAGCGTTTCGTGTCACTCACCCTCGACCGGACCGAGCTCGAGTACTTCGTGCGCATCGCGATGAAAGCGAAGGTGACCCTCGAGGCCCGATGGCGCTACTTCTGCGGCTGCTGCTGGAGGGAGATCACACGTCGACAGGAGGCCGCCAAGGATGCGCTCACATCCGATGCCGACGTCGACGAGATCGACACGGAGACGGCTGAGTACCGGGCTGGGTTCGATGACGGCTGGGCAGCACGACGAGAGGTCACCGCGCACTCACCGGTCATCGAGCAAGAAGGCGACGCGTGGGGCGACCCATTGGCCGGAGATCCACTCGCCGGTGACCCCGCTGAAGGAGGCGAGTGATGCCCTGGTTCAAGGTCGACGACACCCTCCATTCTCACCCCAAACCACGCCGCGCAGGCCTCGCCGCGATGGGCCTCTGGTCCCTCGCCGGCTCACACTGCATGGCCTACAAGACCGATGGTTTCGTGCCCGACTGGTACGTCTCTTCCTGGCCCAACGGCCGCAAGCTCGCCACCCAACTCGTCGTCGCCGGCATGTGGGAGCCAGCCGTCATCGACGGAGAGATGGGCTGGACCTTCCACGACTGGACCGACTTCCAGATGACGAGCGATGAGATCGAGGCCGATCGTGAGTACGCCCGCGAACGCCAACGCCGCCACCGCGAGAAGCAACGAGCCGCCCGACAGAACGGATCGAAGCCGTGACCGTCACGCGTGACCTCACGCCACCTGTCACGCGTTACCTAACGCGTGAGTCACGGCGTGAGTCACGAGCACCCTTCCCTACCTGTCCTACAGGAATACATCAAGTCCTACAGATGATTGCAAGCGCGGCCCCGCACACCGGACGGAACCCTCGATGAACCACACCGAGGCCGACGCCCTCGCCAAGCGCATCATCAACACCTGGCGCGGCGGACCACCACTCGCCGAATGGACCTCCGCCCTCCTCGACCTCGACGCCGGCACCGCAGGCACGGCGTTCATCCGCTGCCGCAACCAGTACACCGACCCGCCAACCATCGCCGCGTTCGTCGCCACCTACCGCACACTCTCCACACGAGCGAACCAGCCCACCGGCGAACACTGCGGCTGCGGCGACGGCCTCGTCGCCGTCTGGATCGAACGCGGCGGCCGACAAATCCGATGCGCCGCCCCGTGCACCTGCCCGCTCGGCCGAGCACGCGCCCCCCAGATCGCCGACATCGCCTCACGCAGCGCCCTGTCCGAACCCGACCCCACCACACCGCGCGAACGCGTCGACCACATCCCCGCCGACCTGTTCCACCAGGAGCCCACCCCATGACCGGCGAACTCGCTGTCGACGTCGTCACGTACCACGGCACCATCGCAGTCAGCAACGACCTACTCGTCAACTACCAGCCGCTGCTCGACCTCAACCGCCTCATCTCCGACCACCTCCACGAGCAAGCGCGCCTCGACGCCATCGGCCCCGTCCACGGCCCACCCATCCCCGACGACATCCGCAACCACCGACGCCACCTCACCCGCATCGCCAACATCCAACGCAATCTCGCCTACGGCCACCCCACCGGCCACTACCGCAGGAGCACACCATGAACACCGAACTCCCCGAACCACGCAACCCCGGCCAAGAACTCGCCGACGCCCTCGGCCTCAACGCCAACGACATCACCAGCATCACCATCGAACCCGACGGCGGCGGCACCGTCGTCGTCAACGTCCACTCACAGGTGTACCTCTACGGCGACGACGACGACCGCCTCGACGCCATCATCGACCTCATCAAGCAGTACCGCCTCGTCCCCATCACCGATACCGACACCCGCCCACTCCGAGACGCCGCGCCAAGCACCCCGCTTCCACCACCACCACGCTGCACCACAGCGACGGCAACCTCCCACGCCCCATGACATGGACGCCCTGACCCCCTGCATGACTATGCGACCATGCATATTCCATGCACCACGTCGCATGAACATGCACCCCGAGTTTTTGGTACCGACCCACCGCAGCACTGCTATGAATGTGCGTCTCTCTC